GAAAATCCGTTCGTAAAACTATTTGGCATCGACTTCAAAGACCATGTGGAGGTCAAGAAATCCGGCAATACCGAGCTGAAGTATGTGAGCTGGGCGTATGCTTGGGCTGAGGTGAAAAAGCTATACCCCGCTGCCAGCTACGAGGTCAAGAAATTCAACGGTCTGCCCTATGTTTATGACCCCATAACCGGCTTCATGGTGTACACTTCCGTCACGATTGAGGGCATTTCGCACGAAATGTGGCTGCCTGTACTGGATGGCGCGAACAAAGCCATGAAAGCTACGCCTTACACCTACACTACTCCGAAATGGGAGTACAACCCGCAGACGCGCCGCCGTGAAAAGGTTGGCATGGAAGAACGTACCGTAGAAGCTGCATCCATGTTTGACGTAAACAAGGCTATCATGCGGTGCCTGGTCAAAAATCTTGCCATGTTTGGCCTAGGGCTGTATGTCTATGCCGGGGAAGATTTGCCGGAAGATGCTGCACCACAGTCGGATGCGGAGCCGAAAAAGCAGCCGAAGCCGAAATCCACCAGCCAGAAACAGGAAAAGCCGCCCATGCCCTGTATCTGTGTTCGCTGCAACCAGCCCATTAAGCGGGTCAAGCTGAAGGATGGTTCTATCATGCAGGCGGCAGAATTTGCGGCCACCCATGAGGGAATGTGCGCAGACTGCTATAAAGCTACCCGACTTAATGTGGCATAAAGGAGAAATTTATATGTCTTGCAATGCGATGACCGAACACTATGAAGAAATCACTGTCTGCGGAAAGCCTGCATTATTCACTAGCTTCCGTATCAAAAGGGATACCGTTCCGGATGGTTTATATGCCTACGATGTGCGGCATGATGATGACTGCCGAGGGATTCCTTGTGAGATTGCTCCGTTTATCATGGTCAATCACTGGGGTACGATAATTTTTGCAGAGCCGTTGGAATTGCCCGATGATGGGCGGCGGTATATCGACGAAGAAAGTGACTGGAACTATGATCCGTTTGGAGGAGCAGAGAAAAATCAAAAACCATGTGTGACGGTGGAAGAATTTATAAAGACATACGGGAATCAGGAATAAGAGTAAGCTGTGTCATGACGAATAAATTTTTGAAAGCCAGCGTAGGGGACGGACGGTGTGAACCGTTCGTCAACGAGATGAGCTTGCAAAAATTTACGAGGAATGACACAAGACTTATTTTGGAAAAGTATTAAAAATGCCGTAGATGCAGAAAAGTATCAATTATAGCGAGATTGGGCGATTTATCTTGGCAGATTGATAACGCTAAAATGACGTTCGGCATTTTTGATACAGAAAGAAGAGCTATGAGTATTTATGGCTATTGCAGAATTTCCACTGCAAAACAAAGCATTGATCGTCAGGTTCGTAATATCAAAGCTGAATATCCGATTGCCCACATTGTGCAGGAAGCCTACACAGGAACTTCAATTCTCCGACCAGAATGGAGCAAGCTGTATCGGATCCTGAAAGAGGGAGATACTGTGGTGTTCGATTCCGTCTCCCGAATGTCCAGAAATGCAGAAGATGGATTTTCACTATATGAAGACCTTTATAATAAAGGTATCCGACTGGTATTTCTAAAAGAGCATCACATTGATACCGAAACTTACAAAAAGGCCCTATCCGGCAGCGTTGCCATGACAGGAACCAATGTGGATTTTATCTTAAAGGGTATCAACGAATATCTGATGGTCTTGGCAGAGGAGCAAATCAAGTTGGCCTTTGAGCAATCCGAAAAAGAGGTAGCAGACCTGCACCAGCGTACTCGTGAGGGACTGGTAACAGCAAAGCTGAATGGAAAACAGATTGGCCGTAAGAAAGGCGCTGGATTTGAAACTAAGAAGTCCAAAGCAGCCAAAGAGAAAATTCGTATCCATTGTAGGGCATTCGGCGGAACATTGGACGATGTGGAGTGCATGAAGCTGACTGGACTTGCCCGGAATACCTATTATAAGTATAAGCGGCAGATTCGGGCGGAAATGGCTGACAAGGAAAGAATGTAAAGAGGTTTGAGATGGAAAAAGATAATAGGGAACAGGAAAAATTCACCAAGCAGGAGCAACAGGAGTTTCTAGAATTACTGGCTCGGATGACACCGAAACAGCGAGAAGCATTGAAAAAAGTGCTGAAATCCTTTACTTAA